CCGGCAACTGTTGCTCTATGTCCACTTCCATCCAATCCCGATAATCATTTGGAAATTGTGAGTTCTCACCATACTTAGCAAACCAAATATTGTTAAAATTAACAAAATCGTATTTACCATCTGCCAACTCGACAGCACGTGATACAAACTCTCCCAAAATAGGTGTGTTCTTGTCCATAAGCCAATAAGCATAAGCTTTGTCAAACAACTTTCTCTCCCTAGTAATATTATCAGGAAGTCCTACACAAGTATGAAACTTGCTTAAGGCCCTCTTAATATCACCATGGGAAACAGCATCTCCGAACCAGACCTCTGGTCCGAACACTCTGTTAAGAAATTTAACTCCACTCTGCCCTCTGGGGATTATCTCCACTTCCAGAGATAACCCACATCGTTTACCAGCTAATGTAAATACTTTAGCAGGGATATCAACATTATAAGTATCATCCCCACTCACAACACCAATCTTATTGTACGCCTCTCTAGGTGACATCGTCTCGCCATGTTTACCGCGCATAGATCTATAAGCAACAAACACACAATAAGCCATGCGCAAAGTGTTAAAGTCAGTGGTGTCCATAGCTCCTGATAACTGAGCTAACTCAGGATCATAAGCATAAGACTGCTCTCCGACTCTAACTGCACATTTTCTATTGTGGTTCTTATTATAAATCTCCTTAAAAGATGCTTTATACTCATCCTTAAGGAACGCCATAGCAAAACAAACATCGACATACCTCAATAGCTCATTAATAGACCCATCCATTCTGGATACGTCAGACTGGCTACCAAATTGTGCTTTTAAACAAATCTCAACTACCCTATGGGCAATATCTTCAGGCGTTTTAGCTGATCCATACCAGTGCAAGTTAACAAGGCCATGCTTCAATGCTTTAAGAAAACAAGCATATGTAATCTTGTCTGGTCCCGGAATTTGAGTAATCAAACGGGGATCCGAACATTTTCCATATGCCTCTCTCTTGAGCATAACATCGCACACCTTGTTCCACACACTGGACATCAACCAAACTGCCATTTCGAAGATATTCTTCTGAGACCGTTTTTCCAGAGATTCATAAACCTCATCAAGCTCAATAGGTATAACACTGCCAGCTAACCCAAAATTGACAGGGTCCGCGACAATTTCTGCCACGAACTCATGAACCAATCTAGTATTAGTCCTAGTTAAGTTTACCTTAGACTTTACCTTTTCTATCCTACCTTCCACTCCCTTCTTGGCATTCTCTATTGTCATTGCAGGAGCAAAGGCTCCATCGACAATAGGCTTCATGAATGCTGTAAGAGATGGTTTGGCATCAGGATCATATTCATCAGGTTCAAATTGATAAGACCGCACAAATGATGCGCCAGTGAAT